GGCGCGGGCGTGTCTTCGACCGCTTTGCGGCCCGCGCCGATCTGGCCGTAAATCAATAATTCAAGAAACCAGCCGCATTTTGCGAGGTACAATACTAGGCTACGCTGCTTTTTTAGGCACCTTCTCTTATTAAGGGGGGCGCGACTTTGCGTGGCGAACGTGAAAAATCTATACCCCTCCCCTGGATGGTCCAAAGTCGCGAAGGGACTGCCTACGGGTGATCATGTAAAAAGTAAGTGATTAAGTGATGATGTTCATTGGGTTGTTAGACATCAGGGTTCTCAGCGAGCCACGCCATTGCCTCTGTGCAGCGCTCAATCGTGAATCCGAACCTGGCTAAGAATGTGTTCTCTCGCGACACCACAACCACGACCGGCTCGGGAACAACAACGGCGACCGGCTCGGGGACCACTACCTCGTCGGGAACCACATCTGTCTCGAGTGGCGCAGCTGGGATGTTCACTGCTGGTTCGGGCACCCTGACGTTCTGATACTGAGGATACAGTGCGCGGAATGGATTTGCGGGAGGCGCCGCGATGATCTCATCCTCGTCACTCTGATCGCTCCGAACACTGGGATCGGCAGCTGCCTTCCTGTTATCATCCCACTCGCGTGCCCAAGGAGAACTCAGCTGCTTATACACACTGTACAAGGCGTCCGTCAACTCAACTGACGGAAGCGACTGATCAGACATCTTCTTATTGAACTGAAGTCCTAAGATATAGTCGTGCTCCTGCGAAACAACAACCTCCATTCGCTGGTACTCGGTTGCCATCGTCGAACGCTGACCCAGATTGCGCCCTAGGCTCATTCCGGATCCAACAACACGCTGGCCGCGGCGGATTGTCATTCCAGACCGCTTATCGGGGAGGATACCTGCCTTCCTCTCTGTGTCGTACGTGGCGTCTGCCACCTGAACCATTCGAACGGGGATAACAGGACCGATCCTCCGATCAGCATCCGGAAGCTTCTCCACTCGGGTCATGTTCTTGTAGTAAGCCTCTCCGGGTCCCAGTGCCTTGTACTCAAAGTACGTAGGGTGATCGGCATATCCCCAGTCATGCGCTGCGGATCCCTGTCCATATCGGCGTGCAGTATTCGTCTCAAATACGCGATAAGGCCCTCCCGGTGTCTCAGGTCCATACAATGATAGCAGCGTATCATGCTGCTTCCAAACACCCTGTCCATTCCGATAGAACGCATCGTGAGAAGGCACAATCTCATCGTCTAAGAAGACATCGCAATTTGTCTCCAACATATAGGCAGTTGATAGCGCCTTTGAAATACGCTCCACGGCCTTCTGCTTCACCATGGTTGCCATGGCATTCATATAGCGAATCTGAATCAGAGTTCCGGTTCGGTTTGCGGCGAACTTCTCGGCAATATTCTTCGGAATCCACTTCCTCGCAAAGTCATCCGTATACGGACTCTTCTCAGACGGTGCGAATGAATCCATCTCCCGCATACTGTCGATATCCGCGCGGAGAGCAGATGCTTCAATGATCGTGTCTCCACTAGGAGTAATATTCGCATGCTTCGTAACGATCGTAATATCCTTTCCAAGATTGAATGCGGCGCTCTTCATTCCAGTGTGAAACTTACCAATATCTGACTGGTCGCGATTCGACCACTTCTCTTCATTTCCAATTGTCCATGAATTCGTGAGCTGCTGCATTGTCATACCGATGCCATCGTCCATCACGATGATACGACTGACTGCGCCGTCATCTCGATCCTGAATAATACACACGTGAACGTTGCTTGACTCGTGGCTAACAGAGTTGTCTGTGAACTCCAGAATTGTGCTCTCCAGCGTGTATCCGACATGAGTGAGAAGATTGTAGATCGCAGAGAATGTGGGGTTGTGGTTGGTGGTGTTCATCTTGTCCGGGTAGTATGCTGATTCTAACGCCGGCATTAGATCCGTTTTCTTCGGCAATTTGTTCAAAATAGAACTCACTTACTTATTGTGGTAGTAGAATACATAGAAAACATGCCCAAATACACCTGCACTCATTGCGACGAGACGTTCAGCAAGAAGAAGGGCTACAACGCCCACCTTGAGACCGTTGTGAAGGCGACGACGGTGGCGAGCGCGACAACCACGGTAGCGAACGAGACTGGGCGGATTGCGATCAGTCTCTTCTCGGGTGCCGGTGGTGACACGGTAGGAATGGAGAACGCAGGGGTCAAGGTGATCGCCTTCTCGGAGAACAACGCAAAGTGTGTGGCGACTCACAAGGCCATGTTTCCGGAGAGCAAGTGGTTAGGGGAGTCCGTGAAGGGTGACATCAGCAAGGTACCCGATGAGGAGTTCGTTCCGTACGCGAACAAGTTGTTCATGGTCTTCGCAGGGTTCCCGTGTCAGGGATTCTCGAATGCTGGCAAGAAGGCTGTTGCTGATCCTCGCAATAGGATGTTCCATCAGTTCCTGCGTGTGGTCCAGATCACTCGTCCAGAGTGGATCATGGGTGAAAATGTAGCCGGGCTGCTGACAAAGAAGACAGACGACGGAGAGAGCAGCGTGATCAGTGTGATTCAGGCACACTTTGCAGAGATCGGATATCCAATCGTCTTCAATGTGTACGACATGAGCAAGGTGGGTGTGCCTCAGTCCCGCAAGAGGTTGGCAATCATTGGCAATCGGTTGTCGATTCAGTTTGCGCTCCCCGTGTTTGATGAGCCGCGGCGTGGACTGATGGGCATCATCGAGGCAACGATGGAGGGTGCGATTGAGACACATCTGCCTCTCCCTGATGAGTGCTCGATTCTTGTTCCGGACGACGCAGAGCCGACGGGTACTCCTCATCCGTTCATGGTGAAGAAGCACACTGAGGATCTGATCTCCTTCCGCAAGAGAGATTCGCCAATCCACAGCGAGGTCTTGGATTTCAGGACGCCGTGTAAGACATTCATCTGTGCCTACACGTTCCAGCCCAGGCTGTACGTGGGTCTCCGAAAGGCAAATGGTAAAAAATATATTAGGTGTCTGACTGTTCGCGAGGCAGCTCAGATTCAGGGATTTCCCGCAACCCACGTGTTCTCGGGTTCGCATGATGACCAGATTAAGCAGGTGGGGAATGCGGTTCCGGCTCTGTGGGTGACGCGGATGGTCCAAGCCATGACTGCGTCTTGTTGAAGCAATCTTCCGTGAACTCAGGTGAGAATCGCTTACATGAGAACTGGTTAGCATTCCGAGCGTACAGCACCAGGTAATCCAGGTCCTCCTTGACCGTGTTGAGCTCCTTCAGCAAAGCGAAGCGCTTCTCGAGCGCCATTCTATCTTTTTCCGTCATAACATCCTGACCACGAGCAATCACGCAGACCTGCTCGCGAGGGCAGGCACGCTGGCCCTTGACCCTCGGCAGGAGCCGAGTGAAGGAAATCACGTACACAACATTTTCGAGAAATGATCCGTCATTCAGAAAGATCGCATCCTTGTCACTGTGCTTGAGGTCAATGTTCACTGACTCGATCACCTCTCCATCCTCCATGTACATGAGCTGGAAATCGATAGCTTTCTGAGTTCCCTGTGCTTGGTAGGTGTAGAAGAACCCATCCTCTGCGTCCTCGGGGCGCAGGGTCCACTTGTTCGCCTCGCAAAGGACGGCGAAGCACGCCTCCTGATCGCTGCATTTATTGCCAAGCCCTTGACCCTTCCCGCAGTAGGCGTCTAGCTTCTTTTTCATCTCAGGGTGCTTCTCCTCGAGAAGCTTGGGGTTGTTGCGAAGAATGCTGAAGAGCTCGGAGACAGGGGTGCGGAAAGCAGACATTTTGGTGTGACTGGATGACATTGCGTGAGAGGCCGGACTTCCATTTGTTTGGACTGAACAAGTCCATTTTAGACGATCCTGACAGCTGTCAGGTAAAATGAATTTGGTAGGGGTACAAAGGTAGACCCTATCATGGCTCACCTCACTCTCGAAGAACTCCCGAAGCGTCTCATCTCCATCCGTCTGTTGCGCGGTGCATTTGAAAAATGTACACCCTACGACTGCCCATCGCGGTCTCGTCTCAACGCATTCTACCCATACTACACATGGGACACGGCAGCGATGGAAGACATTAGTATGGAAAACGCTGCGAAGGTTATCCACAGCTGCGTTCCCCAAGACTATCTGGATCGGTTTGCGTTATACTTTACAAGCGAGGGTGTGGGTCCATACGAGGTCGTCTCAACCTACCTCACTCAGACCTTGGTCAAGACGTAAGCCTTGTTGATACCCGTCAGCTCCGCCGTCAGATGGAACAAGACTCCAGCAAGGAACACCGTGACCCACTTGGACATGCCAAATTTTTCAGCTACCCAGAAGACCGGCAGCAAAAAAAGACCTACGAGTACGGCTTCGAGCAAGAAGTTCATTTGTACTACAAAACGGATTTGATTTCTCCAAACAAGGAGTAAGGTGTCAAGATGGATACCAATATTCGCAACGCAGTCGCTAAGATGAACGCCAACTTCAACTACGGCCTGGAGATGGAGATCAGCCGCACAGCATTTCAACCCTGGTTCAACGCAGAGATGACACCCAACTCGGACGCGTGGTATGTCAAGCTGTACAACTCCGCAGGAATGCTGAGTGTGGAGTTCATTGAGCGGGATGGGGGAATTGTTGCGTCCGTGATGGATCGGTTCAACATGACCACTGCGAAGGTCACGCGGATCATGGACGCCTTGATGGAGCACATGCCGATCTCACCGCCTGGAGGGGACTAGATCTTCTCAACTTTCTCTGCGACCACCTTGATCAGAGGAACGGCAACATAAACCATAGAACAGAGATGCGTTTCGGTTGCGCGACATTTCACACAGAACACTTTTTCACTTGAACAGGTGCAGAAGAATTCGAGGTGGGTCTTCTTTTTGCAGTGAGAACACTTAGGCATCCTACCTCTGTGGCTGTTATAAAATCACATCCATTTTTAATGGTGCGTGTCACGTACACGGTCGTCGTAGACCCCGACGTGAACTTTTCGTTAACAGACTTTGCCCAAGAAGTCGCCATTTGTTTGGCAGATCCTGGTGGCTGGCAATCGCAAGGATACCAGTTTGTTCGCGTAAAGTCCAACCCGCAAGTGGTCATCCATTTGTCGTCAGTAGAGGGACTGGCGGCAGTTGGATGTGATCCTACTCTGTCCTGCGCAGAGTTTGGTGGCAAAGAGATGAGAATCAATGAACAGCGCTGGAGACACGGGGCTTCAAAGAGCGGCCAGGACTTGGATGGCTACCGTCAGTATGTTATAAGCCACGAAATGGGGCATATACTGGGGCGAGACCACGCAAAATGCCCTGGCCGGGGTCAACCGGCACCGATAATGTTGCAGCAGACCTTAGGACTTCACGGGTGCCTTCCGAATACAAACGTGTAGTCGGGGCATCCTTGCGGAAGTGCGTGATGGGATTGGAAAGGATCCACACAGCAAAGAGAACTACCAGTCCAACAACGATCACCAACATTATACTTAACGACGACGAGTAGTTCTGCGTTTACGCTCACGACGACTGCGGCGGCGGCGCCGACGTCCGCCCGTCGGGTCGTCTGGAACATCTGCCTTGCCAATCGAATGCGTATCAAACGAGAGAGGATCCACGTCAACCTTGCGATCAATACCCTTCGCAAGTTTGGAGGGGAAGTCGCTAGTACCAATGAAGAGAACGTCTACAATACCACCCGATACAGGACCAACTGTCTTCGCCATCACAATGTCAAACGGGCGCATAGGGTTGCGCACAAAGACGCGCTCACCAATTTCAAATGTACGAGTGTCTCCAATCTGACGGGGGTTGATAAACGTATGCGGTATAGTAGGAACCGGCAGCGGTGCGCTCGGCTCTTCGTCCATCTTATTCTACAGCAAGTTTAGTTGCTGTACGCCAGGCCACCCATACCGCTCATCACACGGAAGATGTTGTAGTTCACGGCATACATACGGAAGTTGAACGGCGTCGTCTTGGTCGGCTTGGCAATACCGGCCGTCGCAATGCTGTCAAACACGAGCGTAGTCGTGTCGATGCGCGAGAAGTTACACGTGCCGGACGGCTGGTGCTCCTCGGGCTGGAGAGCAAACGAGTAGACGTTGATGGGGTTGCTGTGAGGAGCGTAGTTGACGTTCGGGCGGGAGAACAGCACATCCACTCCAACTGTTCCGTTCACCAAGGCCGGCTCAGTGAGCAGGTAGGTTCCAGCGGCTCCCGATCCCGTTCCAAGTGCAGAGATGGCGGTTCCGGGCGCAAACACGAGATTGTTCGCAGTTGTCACTGTGCTACCCTCAATGATGAAGGGACCGGCGCCTGTAGGGAGACCGCTGGCTCCAGTGCCAATCGTGAGAATGTCTCCAGTCACGCTGACACCGCTCGTCAGGGTGATTACCGTCGCAGCCGTGCTCGTGACCTGAGCGCGCATCGGCCAGAAGGCACCGCCCGTGTGGTGCTGGTACGGCTGGACGCGCCAGAAGTAGTCGCCGTAGCGTTCGTCGAAACGGTCCTGGCCGTTGATCTGGATGCGAGCGCGGTTGACGATGTCATCGTAGCTGAACGGCTGGGTGAAGCCAATGTTGCGGGTCAGCTCCGAGCCGCAGTCCGTCTTGCGCGCATCCTGGAAGACCCACACCAGCTCCTTGACCGGGTGGTTCAGCGTCAGGTCAATGCGCGAGTTGGCGTTGATCAGCGTCTGCTGGAGACCGAACTGGAGCTGGTCAATCAGGTACTCGTGCGACTGCTGGGCAAAGCGGCGACGCTCATCCACGTCCAGGTAGACATAGTCAATGTAGAGCGCCATGTCCTTGAGCTGGGGGAGCTTCGCAGCGGCGGCAGACACCGTTTGGAGCGAGGTAGGGTTTCCAGTCACCTCAGCCGTGACAAGGTCCGTCGCAGGGGAGAGGGTCACGTTGATGCGCACCTCGTGGTACTGGAGGGCGATCAGGGGCAGCGCCAGACCCGGGTTGCGGCAGAACCAGAACTGGAGCGGGATGTACAGGATCGCCGGGCGACCACCGCAGGAGATGGCCGTCGTCTCCGTGCCACCGAGGTAACCACCCGTCAGGGCGTCAAGCTTGACGGAGTTGTCAAAGTTGGAGGTCAGGTTCTCCCACAGGAAGAGCCACTCGCCGTAGTGGGTGTCAATGATCTGGCCACCGATCTCCACCTCCACCTTCTTGAGGAGCTGGTAGCCGAGACGGCGCTCAAAAGCAGACGTCCACTTGACGTTTACGCCCTGGGTGTCGGGGAGCTGGACCTCCAGGTAGGTCTTGTACATCAGATCGGCGTTGCGGTTGATGATGGCAACAACGCGCTGGCCATACTGGGGCGAGCCAGTGAAGTTCACGCGAAACGCCTCCATGGCGAAGTTCGTATGACGCTTGTAGAGCACCTTCCAGAAGGTGATGTGGGGATTTCCAGTGATGTAGGCATCCTGAGCACCATACGCAACGAGCTGAAGAAGACCGCCGCCCATTTAGTTTATTCTTTGCGAGGATATATTCTTCTGCGTTTGACACAATGAGGCGGGGTGGAGCATTCCTTGCACAGGGCGCTGATACCTGTGTCTACAAACCGACGGTTCCATGTATGCCAGGCACCATGACACCTGGGGTGCCGCCGCCTGGCGACTATGTGTCCCGAGTGACAAACAAGGTTACAGACGATGGAAACGAACTGACAAATCAACAAGAGGTGAGAGAGGCGATTGATCGAGTTCAAGAGAAATATCCCGATCAGGACATCAAAAAGTATTTCAACGTCGCAGTTGCGACATGCATGCCCATATTCAGGGAGGAGGACATTTATAGCACGCGTCGTTATCCCGGGGAGACTCCCAGGACTTGTAAGGCAAATAATAATGAGATCTCTACTCCTGGAATACAGCCCGATAAGATTAACTTTATTACCCCGATCCAGGACGAGGACATAGCTCGGAATACGCACCCGATTCCAGAAACAACCGCCGAGCTCCAGAAGCTGTTCCACGCGGTCGCATACCTCAACAACGAGAACGTGATTCACACAGACGCCCACTTTGGCAACATTGCATGGATGGGTGATCACATCGTTATGCACGATTGGGGACGCGCGGCGATTGGCATCAAGGGGTTCAAGAACTTTATTGAACGTTGGGAGCTCCAAGATGCAAACTTGCGACGTTATTATGCTAACCCGCAGTTCAAGGGCCCGTGCACTATTATGGATACGTGTCCAATCGACATGGCAGATGACTCGACAAGCCATCGGTTCATGAAGTTCTACGACGTAGCCTCCTTGGCGGCAGGGGCGGAGCGATTTAATTTTCTGTCTACAGGTGCAGTGAAAGCATTTGCGAAGGAGCTAGAAGCAGTATGGAAGGATAAAACGGTTCCGACCAATCAGATGATGCTTAAGGTTCACGAGTCGATTGATCGTATGTTTGCGTACGTACCTCCACCACCCGCGCCGGTGGCTCCGCCGGTAGCTCCGCCGGTGGCTGCGCCGGTGCCCGCTCCCGAAGTATCTTCGTCACTTCTTTCGCTCTCGCCCAGTACTCTTCCTCCGCCACCCGCTGTTCGCCGTGGAGGTGCTCGCAGACTCAATCAAACACAGCGGTTCTGCAAATGTATCAAAAAGGTCGCCAAGACGATCAAGACACAAAAAGGGCCGATTGCTATTTGTGTAAAGTCTGTTCTCCAGAAGAAGGGTCGTACTCTGAAACGGTTCAAGTGTGGACGGAAGGCGCGAGTCGTTACGCAGCGGGCATTACGGGGTTGACGTTGAACTTCTCCAGGGCCTCCTTGGCAGCCATCTGTTCGGCCTTCTTGCGAGTGGACCCCTGACCGCGGCCATGAATCGTCGGGCCATCCATCACCAGTACACGAATCTCCTTGGAGTCCGTCATGGGACTTAGCATCGTATAGGTCGGCGTACATCCGAACTCGCGCTGACAGTATTTCTGAAAGATATCCTTATAGTTGGTCACTGTCGTCACCACGTCCTGAATGTCAAGATAGGCTTCCAGGACAGTCGTCACGAATGCGTACACAATATTGAACCGGTTACCGCAATCGGTCCACAACGCCCCAATGAAGGCCTCAAAGATATCACCGAGTTTTTGGATATTCTTGCGACCATTGATGGCCACCGACTCTTCGTTGTGACGAGAGATCACGTAGAAGGTATCCAGCCCCACCTGTTGGCAAAGAGCTCCAATCCGCTCATTGTTCACCAGCTCCTTGCGAGCATCGGTCAGGAATCCCTGCTTCTTCTCCGGGTATTTGCGTCGCAGATACGTAGCCACGCAGACACCCAGCACCGAGTCTCCCTCAAACTCTAGGCATTCGTAGGATTCGTCCTGTAAGGGCATCACTCCCGCAGGACACGGAGCCAATGACGCAGGGCGCCCATCTGGAGTGGTATAGTCGGTTCTCTTGACGTAGGTCGTGTGCACCATGGCCGTCTGGAAAATCTTGGGATTTGCCACACGGTAATGAGGGAGACCATGACGATGGAGGAGTCGGTGAATATCCTTCACAGTGAAGAATCGGTTCCGAGGGTTGTAGGGAGAATACGTGTCGCTCATTGTTACTGTGTCAATACGTGGCAAGTCTTTTATCCGTTTTCTACACAATGGGAGCTGCTCAGTCGATGGCCTATACAGAGGTCCCGGACACCTTGCCCAAACACGATCCGGGCACCGTGGTCGAGATCAAGGACGTCAGGTACAGGGCGCCGATCTGTAAGGATATGGCGGTAGGTCTTGTATTCTTCAATCCGGCCAAGTCCAAGCGGATGCTAATGAACTATCTCTACACGATTGAGAAGCTGAAGTTAGCAAAGATCCCGTATTACACGATGGAATTGGTGTACAATCGGCAGGAACCGGAGATTACCGATGCCTTTCACGTCTACTCCAAGTCCGTGATGTTCCACAAGGAGAATTTGTGTACACTGCTGGAGGCCAAAATCCCGTGGTACTACAGCAAGGTCCTGTTTCTGGATGCGGATCTGATCTTTGGTAACCCTGACTGGTATACAGAGGTGTCCTCTGCCCTGTCCGATCACGATGTGGTTCAACCGTTCACCACGGCAGTTTGGTTGGATATCACCTACACCAAGGCTACTCAAATCCGAGAGTCTGTGATCTACATGGATAAAAAGAAGACCTTTGACCACAAGCTTCATCCTGGATTTGCCTGGGCATTTCGGCGCAGCTGGTTTCGCAAGGTGGGGTTCTTTGAATACGGTGTCACGGGAAGCGGGGATACCTTGTCAGCGGCTGCGTGGCTGGGCGTCAAGTTCCCGTCTACCTACCTCAAGCCCGCCCTGGTTCCTGCGTACGAAGCATTTGACAATCTGCCCAAGCCTCGGATCACCTGCACGTCAGGCCCCATCTTCCATCTCTGGCATGGAACCCACGTCAATCGTAAGTACGTAGACCGCCACATCATCCTCGACGGCGTGAAGGATATTCGCAAGATGATGCGCCCCAACTGGAACGGCGTATGGGAGTTCAGTGTCAAGGGTCTGTCGGAGAAGATGTCCGCCTACTTCAACGAGCGGGTGGATGACGGGGTGTAGTTGGCGAATATTTTATTCAATTCGTGTAACATTCACAATTATGGATGGAATATCCGGAATAACCGGTGTCCCTCCCCCTCTTGTTAGAGCAACAAGACGAGCGT